GATGGCGGCCGGGTCGGCCGTCAGCCAGACGAGGAACGCGATAAACGCTTCCCACATGGCTACCATCCCTCCCCGTGGTTCACGACCTGGTAGCCGTCCTCGCCGACGGGCGGCGCGTGGACGAGATGCCGCTCCTCCTGGGCCGGGGGCTTCTCGGCGACCAGGGCGATCCAGAGGAACGACTTGGCGGCCCGGGCGATCCAGCGGAGGACCGGGCGGTCCGGGGCCGGGGGCGACGGGCTCGAGGAGCCGGAGGCGAAGTAGCCGACCGCGAACGCGGCGACGATGGCGAGCAGGGTCTTCCGGTCGATCGTCATTCGTCACCTCTCATCGAAAGCGTTTCCACCGGGGGCGGGGAAAACCAGTTGCCGTTATGAAGGTCGCGCCACTTGAAGCCGGTCTCGACGGAGCCGATCGCGTAGGAGTCGCCCTGGCCGAGAATCCGCTCCGCGTCGGGCCGCGTGATCCAGAAGGTGCCGTCGGGTTGATCGGCCGGGAACTTCCCACCGCCGACGTAGTTCCCCCACGAATTGCAAACGAGCACGCCGTCCCGCGGGCGTGTCGTCCCCGGCGGGGCGTTCTTCGCGAACCTCACGCCGATGATTGCCATCTGGTGCATCCATGTACCGGAGGCCGCACAGAATCCGTCGGCGTCGCGGGGGCCGCTGTTGAAGCCGACAGAGCTGGCGATCGTCACCGGGAAGCCGGAGCCGATCGCGGCGACGAGCTCGGCCCAGGTGCGGACGGCGACAACGTGCTTGCATGGGTGCCGCTTCGCGATCGTGTCGAGCCTGCCGCCGTCACCGCGGCCGCCGTTGCCGTAGGCTCCCCACTCCTTCGCCCGGTCGGCGGAGTAGACCGTGAGGTCGAGCCCTTCGTATTTCTGGCGATAGACGACGCCCCAATCTCGGAGCCACTTCGCCGCGCCCCAGCCGGTCGCCCCGTCCGAATAGCCACCGACGGGCGAGGCTCCGTCTCCGGGCCTGCCGCGGCTCTCGACGCGAGCTCCGCCGTAGATGCTTTCGGTGGCCGGGAGGAGCGGAGGCTCCGGCGATTGGCCGAGCTCCCAGGAGACCGACTCCGCGCAGTAGACGGCGTGCATGGCCCCCCAAGAAACGCAGTCCCCTATGCCCTGCCTGCCGACAACGAACGGCTTTCCGTACCGGGCGCGGTGGGCCTTGTCCATTGCCCGATGGAGGAACGTGTCGACCTCCTCGGCCTTCGCCATAGCCTCGGCTCCGGCGTCGCGGAAGAGAGGTTGCGGCAGCTCGGAAAGGAACTCGCGGACGCCTTCGGGGTCCGGCGTGTAGCCGAACCGCTCGCCCGCTGGCGGGGCGGGGCGGGTCCACCATTCGAGAGCCAGGAGGAAGGCGACGCCCAGGAGGAGGGCGGCCGCCAGGATCCGGGCCGGATGCCGGTCAGCGTGACGCATCGGCGGCGGCCCTCCCGACCTCGCGATACGCGGCGATCCACTTGGCCCGCTGCTCCGGTGTCACTGGCCCGCCGGAGACTCCGGCCGCCTGGTCGAGGTATGCCTTGATCGCGTCGCGGGCGCGGGGGTGCTTCTCGCCCAGGCTCACGCCCCGGCAGAGCAGGAGGCGGGCGCGGACCCGCAGCTCGTCGAACGAGACGCCCGTCTTCAGGAACGGCTCCGCCTGCATGCCGTCGAATTCGATCTCGCTCGCCAGCTCCTCGAGCAGGGCCGCGGTCGTCGCCGCGTCGGCGGCGGCGTCGGGGCCGACAAACTTCCCGCGGAGCGTGAACGACTCCGGGGCGGGCGGGGCGGGCGTCGGGGCCTCCGGCCGCGACGAGGCCCACGATACGAACGCGGCCGCGATGAGCGCCGCCGCTGCCACATGCCGCCCGTCGAGGTCCGGCCGCTGCCAGTGCTTCGCGTGCTCGACAAGCCACGGCCAGGCGAGGGCGGCGGCGGCGGCGAGGACCAGGAGGACGGAGATCATGTCGCGGCCCTCACGATCGGAAGGAGGGACTCGACCGCGCCGCTTGCCAGGGCGAGCACCAGCGAACGAATGGCGGGCCGGGCGAGAATCCAGAGCGGATACATCGCCAGCGGGACGCACTTATCGGCGAGCGTGTCGAAGAGGGCGGCGACGGCTTCGAGGGCGATCGCCTTCTTTTCGGCACCGGATAGCGTCGTGACCTGGTCGAGGGTCTGGATCGAGACGCGGAGCACGGCGACGGTCAACTCCCCAAACTCGACCCAGGAGATCCCGTCGCGGCTCGCCTCGCGGGCTGCGGCGATGAAGACCTGGACCCGCTCGGCAATCGTGACGTAGGGAGTCGCGGACCGAATGGCGCTATCGGAAATCATTTGGCCCTCCTCCAGACGGTGTCGGCCGGGACGAACCTCCGCTCCCGCGCCGGGCATGCGGTGCAGGCGAGGTACTGCAATTGCTCGCGGTCGACGGGCCGCGAGCTGGCGACCTTCATCCGGCCGCCACACTTCGGGCATTTAGCGGAAGCCATGAGCGGAGATCCTCAGACGGGCAGCCGCCGCGGCCGCTTGCCGCGACGCAATCGCGAACCGCTTCTCGGTGGCCTGCTCCTCGAGGTCGCGGACCTCGCGGGCCGTCAGGTTCTCGGCCCGCCACTTTTCGAGCGAGCGAACCGCGACATTCGTAGCCGAGCCGTAGGCGGCATGCGTCACGACCGATACGTCATAGAGTCCCGAGAATTCCGAGATGGTTCGCGTCGTGTTGCCCTTCGCGTCCTGCTCCCACTTCTCGCCTTTTGCCGGATCCACGGTGAACGCGAAGGACGATCCGAACAAATCACGACGACGGATGAGCGTCATCAAATCTCGGCCGAGCGTCGTGTCCGGCGGGTCGATCTCGTAGTCGAGGCCGCGGTCGCTGGTCGCGAGCCGGAGCGTCCCGGCCGTCGTGCGGCCGAGCGGCTGCCCGGCGTGGTCGAAGAACGCGACAACGTCGAGCTTCCGCTTCGAGAGGACGCGGTCGAAGGCCCCCGGCTGAATGATCTCCCGGAACCCGCCGAGGTCGAGCGAGAACTTCCCATAGGCGGCGGCGAGGCCGCGGATCTTCGGGGCCTCCGCCTCGCGCTCCTCGACGACCAGGCCGTCGGCGACTTCGTCGTTCAGTTCCAGAAACCTACGCTCAAGTTCCATTGTCGGGGCCTCCTGCCGGTGCCTGGGGCAGTTCCTTTGCCCCGTCTGCCATCTGCTTTGCGATTGCGTCGGAGATCGTCGGGAAGGCCGAGGTAATGATCGCGACCGCCGCCGCCGGGTCGATCGCCCCGGCGGAGATCTGCGCGAGCACCTCGAGCAGGGCCGTGACCTGCGCCCCGTTAAGTGCGGTGGAGGCGAGCTCACTCGTTGCCGTGCTCTCGTCGGCCGGGGCCGGGGCCGCCGCGACATCGGCGGCCGGTGCCTGCCCGTCGGCCAGGGCTGCCGCCTGCGACTGTGCCGCGGCTGCCTCGAGCGTGGAGAATCCAAGCTGGACGTAGGTCTTCTCGGCGGCTGGCTCCTCGAGGAGCGGGAGGTCTTCGAGGGCTCTGATCTCATTCGGGCGGATGGAGCCCATGCCCCAGAGCGCTTGATAGAGCGAAGCCCGTGCGGCGGTGTCGCCGCGGAGTAGGCCGCGGTTGTCGAGCTTGCAGTAGACCTCGTCGCCATAGGTCGAGAGGATCGAGCGGTCGATCGCCCCTTCCATGCGGCGTTGCCAGGGCAGGAGGGTGAAGACCTGGGCCGAGAGAAACTCCTGCTCGACGTTGGAGAACTTCGCCATCGAAGCGTCGCCGATGAGTGTCGACGGGATGCCGAAGGCCCGGGCGATCTCGCCTACGATCGACTGCCGCAGCTCCATGAACTGCGCCGCCTCGCGGCTCGACCCCTCGAGCACGCGGGCCGTCACCTTCCGCGGCAGGATCGCCGTCTGTCCCTTGTTCCGCACGCCGCCGTACATCTCGCGCCACTGTTGGCGGAGGCTGGCGACGGCCGGGTCGGGGATCTGCTCCTGTGTTTCGAGAACGACATCGGGCCGGGCCGAGTTGTCCCAATAGGCCCCGGCGGCGATGTCGAGCTTGCGGGCCAGGGAGACCGCCGTCCCGCAGAGCTCGGCCGGGACGAGCCCGGAGTAGCCGTTATCGGAGAGCCAACGGAAGTGCAGGATCTCGGATTGCTGGTAGGTCCGGCTGCCCTCCGGCCCCCAGTAGTCATAGACCAGGGAGACGGGCCGCCCGGTCTGGTCGGCGAGCATGCGCTCTTTGACGCGCGACGGGTGGAGCGGAATCAACTGATCGGCGAAGCCCCGCTCGCCGGGGACGATCCGCGAGTACCCGCTTCCCCAGAGCGCCGTGTGGTGGGCCATCTGCTCCATCCACTCGTAGGAGCTCTGCCAGAAATTCGGTTGCTTCGAGAGGACGCGGTAGACGCCCAGCTCGCGGGCCTCCTGGCGGCGGCCGTCGCCGAGGTTCCGCATGATGTGAATCGGGCAGCTCGCGAGGCTCTGGGCGATGAAGCGGACACAGGCCAGGATCGCGGTCACGCGAATTGCCGTCTGTGCGGAGATCGCCTCCGGGCTTTCGACGAGCCAGCCGCTCCCGAGGTCGACCGACCGCATGGAGTAGCTCTGCGTTGCGGCAGGCTTCCGGGTGCGGGGCGTCGACCGCGACGACCGCGGCGAGCGTTTCGCGGGGGGCTTCCGGCTCATATCGTGATTAGGTTCCAGTTGTCGGAGCCGGTCTCGTCGGAAGTGCTGGCAAGCGTCAGCCCGTTTACGAGCGCGACGATCGGGTCGATCTTCTCGGTGCTCTTAACTTTGTCGGGTTTGATCGAGCCGGTCGCGTCGGTGTAAACGCAAACGTGATTTGCCGCCCATGCCGCAACAGGGTTTCCGCCGTGCCGGAGTTTCCTCTCGACGACGAGCGCCTCGAGGAGCTTCGACGCGGCGTTTAAAGTCCCTGTTCTCTGCGAGATAGATTGGACTTCGAGGTCGTGCCGCTGAAGTAGCGTCGCCAGGCTGCCGACGTTCCACGGGTCCGCGCCGACCGAAACAATCCGGTGTTTCTCCGCGTACTCGACGATGTCGCGGGCCACCGCCTCGTGATCCAGGCGAGCGCCGTCGGTGACGGTGACGAAGCCCTGGCGAATCCATTGGGAGTAGGGGATGCCCTCCCGCTCGCGGTCGGCGATCGTCGCCTCCGGAACCCAGTGTTTCCATTCGACGTAGTAGGTGCCGTCCTTCTCTTTGAAGACGAAGGCGGCGCTCGTTAGGTCGAGGTTGCTAGCCAAGTCGACGCCGACCCAGCACGGCCGCCCGTCGATCGGCTCGAGCGGCCCGGAGCCGCAGGCCGCCCAATCCTCCGGGTCGCGGAACCAGCGGTTATCCCCCTGGACCCAGACCCCGAGCCGGTAGCGCGCGAACGCGGCCCACTTGCGGGGATTCGTCAGGCTGTCGGCGTAGTCGGCCGCGAAGTCCTTCTCGGAGATCGTTGTGCCGAGCGAAGGATTCGCCAGCGCCCAGACTTTCGGGTCGGCGTAGTCGGCCCCCTCCGGGGCTTCGTACACCTTGCCGAAGAATGTCGGATTAGCCTCCGGCGACTTCTCGACGAGCTTCGCGTCTTGATACCACTGCCAGCCGATGCCGTTCCTGTTCTCTCCCGCCGTCGAGATCGCCACGACGAGCGGGGCCGTACGCGCCGCCCCGGCGTAGGTGAGGGCCTGGACGAGGTCCGGCTTTTTGTGGGCGTGCAGCTCGTCGACGACGACGGCCGAGGCGTCGATGCCCTCCGCCCGCCAGGAGTCGGCGGCGAGACAGGTATACCGCGAGTTGGTCTCGCGGTGGACGATCGTCGAGCGGGAGTCGATTACCTCGAGGGCCTTCGCGAGCTGGGGATTCGCCCGGACCGCGGAGGCGACGGAGCGATAAATGATCCCGCTCTGGATCCGGTCGACCGCCGCTCCGTAGACCGCGGCCCCAGGCTCCTGGTCGGCGAGTAGGTGATAGAGGACGAGCGCCGCCATGAGGGAGCTCTTGCCATTTTTTTTACTGACATAGATAGCGGCCCGGCGGTAGCGGCGCAGGCCGTCGGCATCCACCCAGCCGTACAGCGGCTCAATGATTTCGCGCTTCTGCCACTCCATCAGCTTCATCGGCTTACCGGCAAACTTGCGGCCGCTCGTCATCGTGACGAACGACTCAATAAACCGAATGACGCGGTCGGCCCGCTCCTGCTCGAACGTGTAGCCGGGGACGTACTCCGGCCGTCGCGTCCAGGCGGGGGCGGCGGGCTTCCGCTTACGCGGTGCCTTCGATGAAGGCCCGGAGGTCGTCTTGCGTCTCGGCATTTTCGACGCGGACTCCTGTCCTACTGGAGGGGGTGAGGCCAAACTCTCGCTCGATCGCCAGGAGGTCGGCGTGATAACGGGAGACGAGATTCGCCTCCGGCAGTTGGACGCGGCGGCCGCTGCCGATTTCGCGAGAGAGCCCGTTTGCTTTGAGCTCAGCGAAGGCGAGGACGTAGAGCTCCCAGGCTATGCAGTACCTTTGAAGCGTCACGCGGTCCGCGTCGGTGAATACCTTCATCGCCGCGAGCTGCGGGGCGCGAAGGTTCCACATCTCGAGGGCGTTGCCGTCGAGCATCGGCGGCGCGACGAGCGAGGC